GGTGGATACGACGACGATGGCGCTGATGCGTTTTCGTCAAGGCGGGTTCATTCGACTGCCGTCGGACGAGCCTGAAGAGACACGGTACTTCAAGTCCCGTGGCAAGAACAGATACTATTAAGGAGCCGCTATGGCAACGAGCAGCATGGCCCCGGGCCTGTACACCGCACCCCAAGGCATCGAAGAGCTTGCAGGCGCAGGCCCCAGTGCACTGGAGATTGAACTGGAGTCCCCCGAGGGGGAAGTAGAGATCACTGAGTTGCCGGACGGCAGCGTAGAGATCAGCCTCGAAGGTGAGAAGGAAGAGTCAGGCGAAGAAGACTTCTCTTCTAACCTCGCGGAGTTCATCGACGAGGGCATACTTCAGTCGCTGTCCTCAGACCTGACAGAACTTGTTGAGGCCGACACAGGCACCCGCAAAGAGTGGGCTGACACATTCGTCAAGGGCCTCGAAGTGCTGGGCTTCAAGTACGAGGAGCGCACCGAGCCGTGGGACGACGCCTGTGGCGTGTACTCCACCATACTGGCCGAAGCTGCGATCCGCTTCCAAGCCGAGACCATGAGCGAGACGTTCCCATCCTCTGGCCCTGTCAAGACAAAGATTCTTGGTAAGGTCACCAAGGAGAAGGAAGAAGCGGCCAACCGTGTCAAAGAGGACATGAACTACCAGTTGACCGAGAAGATGGTTGAGTACCGCTCGGAGCATGAGCGCATGCTGTACTCACTGGGTCTGGCCGGTAGCGCGTTCAAGAAGGTCTACTTCGACCCCAGCATCGGGCGTCAAGTCTCTATCTACATCCCAGCAGAAGATGTGATCGTGCCGTACGGCGCAAGCCACATTGAGACAGCCGAGCGTGTCACGCACGTCATGCGCAAGACAAAGGTGGAGATTGAGCGCTTGATGGCGCAAGGCTTCTACCGCGACATTGACCTTGGTGAGCCGGTGACATTCCACACCGACATCGAGAAGAAGAAAGCCGAAGAGGGTGGCTTCAGTCTGACCGAAGACAACCGCTACACACTGCTTGAGATTCACGCATACCTGTGCATCGAGGGCGTGGACGACGAAGAGAACGACCTTGCGAAACCTTACGTCGTGACAATCGAGAAGGGCACAGGAGAAGTTCTTGCTGTGCGTCGTAACTGGGACCCAGAAGACGGCGAGTTGCTCCTCAAGCGCGATCACTTCGTGCACTACGTTTACGTGCCGGGCTTTGGCTTCTATGGTCTGGGCCTGATCCACATCATCGGTGGCTACGCACGCGCCGGGACATCCATCATCCGTCAACTTGTTGACGCGGGTACGTTGAGTAACCTGCCGGGGGGCCTGAAGGCCCGTGGGTTGCGTATCAAAGGTGACGACACACCTATCGCTCCGGGCGAGTTCCGTGATGTTGACGTGCCCTCGGGCGCGATCAAAGACAACATCATGACGCTGCCATACAAGGAGCCGAGCCAGACATTGCTGGCACTGCTCCAGCGCATCACGGAAGAAGGCCGTCGTCTGGGCGCTATCAGCGACATGAACATCTCCGACATGTCGGCCCAAGCTCCGGTGGGTACCACACTGGCGCTGCTGGAGCGCACGCTCAAGCCCATGGCCGCTGTGCAAGCCCGTGTGCACTACGCGATGAAGCAGGAGTTCAAGCTCCTGAAAAACATCATCGCCGACTACGCTCCCGAGGACTACGACTACGAGCCGGACACAGGTGTGGTGCGGGCACGCCGCATGGACTACACCATGGTGGACGTGATCCCCGTGTCGGACCCCAACAGCAGCACGATGGCACAGCGCGTGGTCCAGTACCAAGCCGTGTTCCAGATGGCCAAGGATGCGCCGCAGATTTATGACCTGCCATACCTGCACCGCCAGATGATCGAAGTGTTGGGAATTCGCAACGCTGACAAGATTGTTCCGACATCGGAAGACCAGAAGCCACGTGACCCCGTGTCTGAGAACATGTCTGCACTGGTGGGCAAGCCAATCAAGGCGTTCATCTACCAAGACCACGAGGCACACATCGCTACGCACACGGCGTTTATGCAGGACCCGATGATTGCGCAGACTATCGGTCAGAATCCCATGGCGCAGCAGATCATGGCCGCGCTGCAAGCGCACATCGCCGAGCACTTGGGCTTCCAGTACCGCAAGCAGATCGAGGAGCGTTTGGGTGTCGAGTTGCCACCGCCCGACGAGCAGTTGCCCGAGGAGATCGAGGTGCAGTTGGCACGCCTCATCGCTGATGCAGGTAAACAACTCTCGCAGGCTCACCAGCAGCAGGCCGCGCAGCAGCAAGCTCAACAGCAGGCACAGGACCCCCTGTTCCAGCTTGAGCAGGCCAAGGTCAAAGTCCAAGAGATGGAGGTTGCCCGCAAGGCCCAGAAGGACCAGACAGACGCCGCGCTGGATGCTGAGAAGCTCAAGCTCGACGCCATGAAGGTGATGGCCTCAGTGGACAACGAGAAAAAGCGTGTGGCCTCGCAAGAGACACAAGCCAAGGACCGCATGAAGATTGACGCGCTCAAGCTGCTTGCGACACCAAAGAAAACGCCCAGCGCCCCGGGCAAGAAGGAGTAATCCATGGGCAAAACCGTCTATGACGTGCTGATCGACAAATTTGAGGAGGATGTGGCCTCCTCGACACAGTTTCTGGCAAACGGTGGAGCAAAAGACTTCACCGAATACCGGGAAGCAGTAGGCAGGATTCGAGGTCTCCAGCTTGCTGTCCAAACCACAAAAGACCTTATGCGTTCTCAAATGGAAGAAGATGACGATGAGTGAAAACCAAACCGCTGTAACTGACGATGAACTGGAAGCTCAGCTTCCGAAGCCCGTTGGCTACAAGCTGCTGATTGCCCTGCCACAAGTGGAAGAAACGCTTGGGGAAATGGGTATTGTGAAAGCCCAAAAGACCATTCAAGAGGAAATGCTCATGACGGTCACCGGCCTTGTGCTGGATATGGGCGAACAAGCCTACGCTGACAAGGATCGTTACCCCAACGGCCCTTGGTGCAAGGTAGGCGACTACGTGGTGTTCCGCGCTAACTCTGGCACTCGTGTCAAGGTCAGCGGTGTTGAATACCGCCTCATGAATGACGACTCGATTGATGCTGTCATTTCCGACCCCCGTGGCGTTACACGTGCATAAGGAGCCAACATGGCATTTCAACCCGTACAGTTTGAGTTCCCCGACCCAGACAAAGCCGCACTAGCGGACAAAGGGGTCAAGGAAACTGAGAACGGCAATTTCGAGATCACTATCGAAGGCCGTGACAGCGAGAAACCTACATCCAAGGACGAGCCCAAGGCTAAAAAGTCCAAGGAAGAGGACCTCGACATCGAGGTGGTTGACGACCGCCCCGAGCAAGACCGCGAAAAGCGCAAGTCCAAGGCTCCCATGGAGTTGACAGACGACGAGATGCAGGACTATTCCGAGCGCGTGCGCAAGCGTCTGCAACACTTCAGCAAGGGCTACCACGACCAGCGCCGCGCCGCCGAAGACGCTGCACGTGAGCGTGAAGAGGCTATCCGCCTTGCCCAGCAACTGGCCGAGGAGAACAAGAAGCTCAAGGGCGCTGTCTCCAAAAACCAAGAAGTGATGCTGGAGCAGGCCAAAAAAGCTGCGGATCGTGAGCTTGAAGAGGCCAAAACCAAGTACAAATTGGCGTATGAGGCGGGGGATGCCGACAAGGTTGTTGCAGCGCAAGAAGCACTGGCTGACGCGAAACTGAAGATCGCACGCGTTTCCAACATTAAACCCACCCCTTTACAAGAATCTGAAACTGAGGTACAACCTGAGTCATTCGCCCCGGCACCATCGGTTGACCGCCGCGCCGCAGATTGGCAAAAAGCCAATAAGTGGTTCGGTGAAGATGATGAAATGACTAGCTTTGCGCTGGGGCTGCACCAAAAGCTGGTCAAACAAGGCGTCGATCCTCGGAGCGACGATTACTACGAGAAGATCAACTCTCGCATGCGCCAAGTGTTCCCTGACTCGTTTACCGATGAGGTAGATGATGAAGACGACCACGAACCAGAGGTTGAAGAGCGTCGTCGTAAGACGAATGTTGTTGCACCAGCTACCCGCAGCGTTGCGCCCAAAAAAATCACGCTGACTCGTACACAGGTTGCACTGGCAAAGAAACTTGGATTACCACTGGAAATTTACGCCAAACAGGTTGCTGAGGAAATGAGGAAACAAAATGGCTGAGAATCGCTTGAACCGTGAACTGGAAACCCGTGAAAAAACGGCCCGCAAACGTAACTGGATTCGTCCGGATACTTTGCCCACTCCCAACCCGGAGCCGGGCTATGACTTCCACTGGGTTCGTATCAGCACTCGTGGCGAAGCTGATCCCATGAATGTGTCCCTCAAACTCCGTGAAGGTTGGGAGCCAGTGAAGGCAGCCGACCACCCTGAAATCTTTGTTGCTGGCGTCGAGAACGAACGCTTCAAGGACAACGTGGTGATTGGTGGCTTGATGCTGTGCAAGACCCCGACCGAAATGGTCGAAGATCGCAACTCGTTCTTCCAAGAACAAGCTGCTTCGCAGATGCTGTCTGTCGATCAAAGTCTCATGCGCGAAAATGATCCTCGTATGCCGCTCTTCAATGAGCGTAAATCGAAGGTCACTTTCGGAAAAGGAACCTAATTTTTGGAGTCTGATATGGCTTATCCCACCGTTTCGGCCCCTTACGGGCTAAAGCCGGTCAATCTGATCGGCGGTCAGGTGTACGCTGGTTCTACTCGCCTCATCCCCATTGCTAGTGGTTACAACACTAACATTTTTTATGGTGATGTCGTGAAGTTGGCCAACACCGGCACCATTGAAAAAGATACTGGCACTACCACCGTTGCAACCAACGGCGTGGCTGGCATCTTTGTTGGTTGCACATACACCAATCCTTCCACCAAGCAGCCCACATGGGCTCAATACTGGCCCGCCGGTATCGCTGCTGCTGATGCACAGGCTTATGTTGTGGACGATCCCGATGTGTTGTTCAAGGTAGCCGCTGTGTCTTCGGGCACAACCGTTGCTTTCTACGCACAAACCGTGGTCGGCAACAACGTCGCGTTGGTTCAGAACTCCGGTTCGACCAACACTGGCGACTCCGCTGTGGCTATCAACGGTTCTACCGTTGCCGCTACTGCGTCTTTGCCTATCCGTATCGTTGCTGGTGTTCCCGATACAGCGAACGCTTCTGGTGAGTTCTGCGAATTCATCTGCAAGTTCAACGCCCCGTATCCAACCATCACGATTGACTTTACTGGCGAAACCGCTTCGGTGGCTACGGCTGGTGGTCATATGTACAACAACGCGTCTGGCGTCTAAGGAGTAAATCATGGCTATTTCTCGTGCCCAGCTACTGAAAGAACTCCTGCCCGGCCTGAACGCGCTGTTTGGTTTGGAGTACAAAAAGTACGGTGAAGAACACAAAGAGATTTTCGAATCCGAAACCTCTGAGCGTTCCTTCGAAGAAGAGACGAAGCTGTCTGGCTTCTCTGCCGCACCTGTCAAGAACGAAGGCTCTGCCATCGCTTACGACAACGCGCAAGAAGCATGGACTGCTCGTTACACACACGAAACCATCGCTATGGGTTTCTCGTTGACCGAAGAGGCCATCGAAGACAACCTGTATGACAGCCTGTCGGCTCGTTATACCAAGGCGCTGGCTCGTGCTATGGCATACACCAAGCAGGTCAAAGCTGCTGCGATCCTGAACCAAGCCTTCACTGGCGGCCCCACCTACGGTGACGGTCAGGTTCTGTGCTCCACAGCCCACCCTCTGGTGTCTGGTGGTACTAACAGCAACCGTCCTACTGTCGCTGCCGACCTGAACGAGACTTCCTTGGAAGCCGCCGTTATTCAGATCGCTGGTTGGACAGACGAACGCGGTTTGCTGATTGCCGCTAAGCCCCGCAAATTGGTTGTGCCCCCAAGCCTCCAGTTCGTGGCTGAGCGTCTGTTGACTACCGAACTGCGTGTCGGCACTACCGACAACGACGTGAACGCTCTGAAGTCGATGGGTTCCATCCCCGAAGGTTACACAGTCAACCACTACTTGACTGACACCAACGCTTGGTTCCTGATGACTGACGTGCCCAACGGTCTCAAGCACTTCGTGCGTACTCCGCTGCAAAACAGCATGGACGCCGATTTCGACACCGGCAACGCACGCTACAAGAGCCGTGAGCGTTACAGCTTCGGCGTCAGCGATCCGCTGGGTATCTTTGGTTCCCCCGGAGCCTAAGAAACAAGAAAAGGTCCTTCGGGGCCTTTTCTTTTTTGCCAGATAGGGTATATTTGAGACATTCCGGGGTCACCGGTGTATCTAACCAGTCCCGGCTGGACGACATGCAGATAGATACACCACAACTCGCATGTGAGGAACCGATATGGGTATCGCAACACACCTTGGTCCGTGGCTTCTGGGTACAACCCGCTACACCACCGGCACCACCGCTGACACCACCCGCAACACTGGCGCGACCATCGTCGCCCAAACTAAAGCTGTTGCGTTTAACGATGCTGACAACACCACCGCATTTGCGCTCCCCGCAGGTGCGTTGATCGTAGGCGCTTCGTTCATCACCGCCACCACGTTTGATCAAGCTACCACAATCACACTGTCGATTGCTGGTACAGCCATCACCGAGGCGTTGACTGTTACTAACCCCGGCGTCGCTGCTTTTGTTTGCGACAACGCTGAAGCCGCTGCCGCTTTGTGGGCTGACGTTGGTGCGACCAACGTACTCGTGACCTACACTGTGTCTCAGGGTTCTTCTACTGCTGGTGCTGGCGAGATCGTCATCCAGTACGTGGTTCGCAACTCCGACGGCACGATGTACCAATCGTCCAGCCAAGTCTAAGAGGGGTCTGCCATGACGATGCAAACCGATGTAAAAGCCAATTCGTTGGCCGCGTCAGGCACCGTCTATGGTGGCCGTACCCGCGTACGCGGGATGTTGGTTGAGCCCGGTACCGGCGCTGGCAGTGTCGTCCTCAAAGACGGCGGCGCTAGTGGCACCACGGTGATGACTATCAATACGGTCGCCAACGGTGAGCCCTTTAGTGTAGTCATTCCCGCCGAAGGCGTCTTGTTTCAAACAGACGCTTATGCAGTGTTGACTGGTGCCAAGGTGACGGTGTTTTATGGCTAAGTCCCCGGCATGGACTCGGAAAGAAGGCAAGGACCCGAAAGGGGGCCTCAACGCAAAAGGTCGTGCCTCTGCGAAAAAGCAAGGGATGAACTTGAAGCCTCCTGCGCCCAAACCGAAAACCAAGGCCGATGCCGGACGGCGCGCCTCTTTCTGCGCCCGTATGAGTGGGATGAAAGAGAAGCTGACATCCGAGAAGACTAAGAAGGACCCAGACTCGCGGATCAACAAGAGCCTGCGAGCATGGAACTGCTGAAGGTGGGCAGATGGAACTGATGATTTGGAATATCGTTTTGTCGTTTGTCTCGGGGCTGATCCTGTTTTGGATCAAGATGTCCTCAGACGAGATGAAGCGCATTCAAATTTTGCTGAACCGCACTCGGGAAGAGATCGCCAAAGAGTACGTCACAAAAGCGGACGTGCACAGCGACATCAACCGGGTGATTGCGCGTTTGGACAGGCTTGATGCCAAGCTCGACGAGTTCATGAAGGAGCAGCGCAGTGCCCTCCAGTAGTAAGAAGCAGCACAACTTTATGGCGGCGGTGGCTAACAACCCAGCGTTTGCCAAAAAGGCAGGGGTCCCACAGTCTGTGGGAAAAGAGTTCACACAGGCCGATAAAGGCCGCAAATTTGCAAAAGGTGGCGATATGAAAGAGTCCAAAGCAATGGTGAAAAAAGAGATTGGCTTCATGAAAAAAGCCGGTGCTCCTAAGTCCATGATCCAACACGAGAAGGCCGAGATGAAGGGCATGAAGAAGGGTGGCAAGACTGGCTACGCTTCTGGTGGTCTTGCAGCCGGTCATAAAGCTGCTGACGGTATTGCCAAGAAGGGCAAGACCAAAGCCATGCAGGTCAAGATGGCCGGTGGCGGTAAGTGCTAAGTCAAGGAGACTGATATGCCCATGACCCCTAAAGCTGCAAAAGCCTACAAGGCCCGCCGTCCCGAGATGACTCTGGATGATGTGGTGACTCCCGAAATTCGTGAGCGCCGCAAAGCCATGGCCCAAGAAGCCAAGGACGAGTCCGCACAGAGCGCCGCTGGCGCTGCATACGACAAGGCCATGCCCAGCCCCGAGCGCTTCGCCAAGGGTGGCTCTGTTGGCTCCGCTTCCAAGCGTGCCGATGGTTGTGCTAAGCGTGGTAAGACACGCGGTACGATGATCTAAGGTGACATCATGATGGCCAGCCGTGGTATGGGTGCAATTCGCAAGGACAAGATGCCGGGCGGAACAACCATGCGCCGCAAGGATGGTGACAAGTTCGACGACAACGGCGTGACCAAGCGCCGCAAGGACGGCGACGAGTTCACCATGTACGCGGAGGGTGGTGAAGTTTGGGATAAGGCCCGCCCGGAGGGGCTGGGCAAACCCAAGAAGCTATCCCTCACCAAAAAGGCCAGCGCAAAAGCCATGGCTAAGGCCGCAGGTCGTCCTTACCCCAACCTCGTAGATAACATGCGGGCAGCTAAAAAATGAGCACTTCCGGTTCGACCGACTTCACACTGGACTTCACGGACATCGCCGAGGAAGCGTGGGAGCGTGCGGGCCGTGAAATGCGTTCTGGCTACGACTTGCGCACTGCGCGTCGTTCTATGAACCTGATGACCATCGAGTGGCAAAACCGTGGCATCAACATGTGGACCATCGAGCAGGGCACCATCCCCCTGACTCCGGGCCTGAACACCTACGCACTGCCGCTGGACACCATCGACCTGCTGGAGCACGTCATCCGTACTGGCGCAGGTAGCGCGTCCACACAGGCCGATCTGACCATCACGCGTATCAGTGTTTCCACGTACGCAACCATCCCCAACAAGCTGGCCTCTGGGCGTCCAATTCAAATCTGGATTCAGCGTTTGTCGGGCGTGGCCTCGCCTACCAACTCCACGTTGGTGGGGGCCATCAACTCCACGACTACAACGATTACCCTGTCTACGACTGTTGGCCTGCCGAGCGCGGGCTTCATCCGTATTGGTGCGGAGGACATCGCGTATGGGTCGATTGACGGTAACACGCTGGGTGGCGTGTTCCGTGGCCAGAACAACACGACGGCGGCTTCGCATGCCAACGGCGACGCCATCATCAACCCCAACCTGCCATGTGTGACGCTGTGGCTCACACCTGACAACTCCCAGTCGTACCAGTTGATCTACTACCGCCTGCGCCGCGTGCAGGATGCAGGGGCTGGTGTGCAGACTGCGGACATGAATTTCCGCTTCCTGCCTTGCGTTGTTGCAGGGTTGGCCTACTACATTGCCATGAAGGTGCCCGAGCTTGCTCCGCGCCTACCCATGCTCAAGCAGGCGTACGACGAACAGTTTGATCTGGCCGCTGGTGAAGACCGCGAGAAGGCTGCTGTGCGTTTTGTGCCCCGCCGCAGCTTCATCGGGAGTGGTATGTAATGGGTAATCGTTTCGCCTCTGGTAAATGGGCGATTGCGATATGTGATCGCTGTGGGTTCCGCTTCAAACTTAAGGAACTCAAAACGGAAATCATCAAGACCAAGCGGTATGACATCTTGGTCTGCAACGAATGCTGGGACCCTGATCAGCCCCAGTTGCAGTTGGGGATGTATCCTGTGGATGATCCGCAGGCTTTGCGCAACCCACGCCGGGACACGACGTACGTGACCGCAGGTGTGAACAGTGCAGGCAACCTGACGGGCGGTTCTCGGGATATTCAGTGGGGGTGGTACCCGGTAGGTGGGTCTCGCGCAAACGACGCAGGAATCACACCAAACTACTTGGTTGCCATCACAAGTGTTGGTACAGTTACAGTATCGTAAAAGGAGCCAGAAATGGACGCAAAACAAGCACTGAAGGCACACATGGCCAAAGGTCCCAAAGCTGCACATCCTGACGCTAACGTCAAGAAGATGGCCAAGGGTGGTATCACTAGCATGCAGGCTAAGAATGTCGGTCGCAACATGGCTCGCGCCATGAACCAGCGCGGCGCTGGCCGTGGAGGCTAATATGGTAAACAACAAACCTGCGTCGGCCTACGCCAAACCGCACACCATGAGCGGCAAGGGCGTTACGGTCTCCAGCAATCCGGGCGTTGGCCCTGATCTGAGCGAGGTAGCAAACACCCGCATGGTGGCAGGCAACATTGCCAGCCGTCCTGCCCCCGGTGTTAAGACTTCGGGTATCGTCGTGCGCGGCGGTAAAGCTCAGACCAAGGGTAAGATGGCACGTGGCCCCATGGCCTAAGAGGCGGCAATGAACTACACCGAGTTGAAACAGAATATCAAGGACATCTGCGAAAACGATTTTCCAGATAGCGCCTTGGATATGTTCACCCAGCAGGCTGAACAAAAAATCTACAACACGGTGCAGTTGGCCAACCTGCGCAAGAACATGACTGGGAACTTGCAGGCGAGCAACAAGTATTTGTCAACGCCAGAAGATTTCTTGTCGGTGTATAGCCTTGCGGTCTACCCCGCTAGTGGCACTGGGGATTATTTGTACTTGCTCAACAAGGATGTGAACTTCATCCGCGAGGCGTACCCCAACCCTGCGTCTACTGGCAAGCCTAAGCATTACGCCATCTTTGGCCCCAACATCAACAACGTCAACGAGTTGACGTTCATCATCGGCCCCACACCGGATGTCAACTACAAGGTTGAGTTGCACTACTACTATTACCCTGAGTCGATTGTGACTGCGGGTACCACATGGTTGGGCGACAACTTTGACTCCGCGCTCCTCAACGGCGCTCTCATTGAGGCTATTCGCTACATGAAGGGCGAAGATGTTGACGTGAAGAACTACGAGAAGTTGTACTTGCAAGCGATCAGCCTGCTCAAGCAGCTTGGCGATGGTAAGCAGCGTATGGACGCGTACCGTGATGGCCAGTACCGGATGCCTGTGTCATGAGCAACATTCTTCAAACTCAGACGACGAGCTTCAAAAAGGAGCTTTATCAAGGCATTCACGATCTCACAACGGACGAGATCAAGATCGCTTTGTACACCGCTGAGGCAAATCTCAACGAGTCCACCACCGCATACACTACCAGCAACGAAGTGACTGGTGCGGGGTATGTTGCTGGTGGGGTGATCATGTCCGGCATCACCATCAACTCGTCAGGCTTCACTGCGTATGTTAGCTTCAACAACGTGGTGTTTGGGGCTGCTGTGACTGCCCGTTGCGCTCTGATCTACAACGCGGACAAGGCCAACCGTGCCATTGCCGTGTTGGATTTTGGGTCCGACAAAACGTCCGCAAACTTCACAATAACGATGCCTACAAACGATGCGAACTCCGCGTTGATTCGTAGCTCTAACTGACGAGGACGATATGGCGCTGGTAACGACAACCAAAGGTGAAATGGACGAAGCTCTCCTTGAGAAAAAGGAAGGCTCCGTCGATAATGACAACGAATACACGACATGGGTCGAGTATTGGCATGAAGGCGAGTTGGTTCACCGCTCGGTGCATGTCACGTTGAAGAAGACCGTAACGCTGTCTGCTGAGGCAGCATCTTTCAACTAAGGAGGCTACTGTGGCCAACACCCAAGCAATGTGCACCTCGTTCATGGGCGAACTCTTGACGGCAACGCACAATTTCACTACTGGTACGGGCGATACGTTCAAAGCCGCGCTCTATGAAGCTACGGCAACATACAACGCATCGACCACTGCATACTCGGTTACTGGCGAAGTTTCCGGCGCTGGCTATACCGCTGGCGGCGTTGCAGTGACTAACGGCACTTCGCCGTTGTCTTCCAACGCATCGGCTACCGCAGGTACAGCGTACTGGACCCCCAGCGCCAGCATCACATATGTTGGCGTGACACTGACCACTGCGTTTGACGCTGTGCTGATCTACAACTCGTCCAAGTCTGACAAGGCTGTGAGCGTGCATACCTTCGGTTCGCAAACCGTGACCGCTGGTACGTTTACTCTGACGATGCCTACCAACAACACGACGAACGCGCTGCTGCGTCTGGCTACAACCTAATAGGGGCGGTGGGGTAACCCACCGAGTAGCCGATGTTCGGTATTGCCGCCTTCTCCGAAGCCCCGTTCTCCTCACTGGCGGGGCAGCTAATTGTCGAGGCTGCTACTGGCGTTCAAGCGTCTGGGGCGGCAGGAGTTGCGTCGCCCGTCATCTCTGTTGCACTGACTGGGGTTCAAGCCTCTGGCGCGGTTGGTTCTGTCACGCAGTCGCAAGCCGTTGCGTTGAGCGGCGTACAAGCACTTGGCGCGGTTGGCACTGTCGCAGGCACACAAAGCGTAGACCTCTCGGGAGTGAGTAGCGCCGGAGCGGTAGGAACCGTAGCTCCCGCCGTTGAAACCACCGTTACTGGTGTTCAGGCGTCTGGGGCGGTTGGCTCTGTTATCTACACAGTACCGGCCAACGCGGTTGGCGTAGAAGCCTTTGGAGATGTTGGCAGCGTTACGACGAGCCGCACGGTTGCACTGACTGGAGTGTCGGCTGCGGGTTTGGCGGGCACCGTAACCCCAAGCGTGGTCGAGAGCGAGGAAGGCGTCATTGCGTATGGCGCTGTTGGTACCACCGGGGTTGTAGTAGAGGTCGCCCTCACGGGAGTTTCTGCTACCGGTGCAGTAGGTAACGTTGATTTTGCCTACGCGGCGTTCTTGACCGGGGTCGAAGCACTTGGCCAAACAGGTACCCTTTTGGCTGCGCCTATCACCACGGGCACAGAGGCTGGGGGTCAGGTAGGTTCTGTAGGAACTTCTCGTACTGTGGCGCTTACCGGCGTTCAAGCTGCCGGGGCGGTTGGAACGGTTACCCACGGTAAATCTGCGGCTTTGACTGGTGTTGTTGGGCGCGGCGCAGTGGGCTCATTAGGTAAAACCCGTACAAAGGCGTTGACAGGCGTAACCGCACGTGGTGTTGCTGGCACAGTGGATTACTTTAATTGGTCCACAATTGATGACAGCCAGACACCAAACTGGCAAAATATAGACGATTCACAGACGCCTGACTGGGTTGATGTCGAGATGACTGTGTAAGGACGCAATATGGCATTTGTTGTTAAAGACCGAGTAAAAGAGACTACCACGACGACTGGTACAGGCACGGTCACGCTCCTTGGCGCGTCTACTGGCTTTCAATCTTTTTCGGCTATTGGCGACGCCAATACTACTTACTACACGATTGCCGCGCAGACAGGTTCTGAGTGGGAAGTGGGCATCGGTACATACACGGCTTCCGGCACTACGCTGGCCCGCACTACAGTGCTGGCTTCCAGCAACGCGGGCTCCCCCGTCAACTTCAGTGCTGGTACCAAAGATGTTTTTGTTTCCTACCCTGCGTCGTACGCCGTGTTTGCTGCGGCTGGGGCGGTTACGGAAAACTTCACTACGCTGACTGGTACATACACCATGACCCCCGGTAAAAACGGGTTCAGTGTCGGGCCTGTGACCATCGCTTCTGGGTCCTCTTACACAGTGGGAAGTGGCCAACGTTGGGTCGTCATTTAAGGACAAGCTATGACCACTGGAAACACCTCCCTCCTCAAACTGGCGCTCCCCGTCGAAGGTGAACTTGACGGCGTATGGGGCGATGTTGTTAACGACTCCATCACGTCGCTGTTGGATACTGCGGTTGCAGGTACAACCACGCTGACATCGGATGGAGATGTCACACTGTCTGACACCGCGCTTGCTGCCAACCAGTCGCGTCAAGCAATCATCTTGTGGACTGCCTCTGGCTCCACACTGCGCACGATCACTGCTCCGGCTCGTAGCAAAGCCTACATCGTCATCAACGCCACCGGCAGCACGCAGTCCATCAAACTGGTCGGCGCAGGCCCCACAACCGGCGTCACTATTGTGGCGGGTGAAAAGTGCCTTGCTGCATGGAACGGTTCAGATTTTGTCAAGGTTGCATCTAGCGTTGCTGATGGCGTGACCAGCGTTGCTGTGTCAGGTGGCACTACGGGTCTGACGACCAGCGGCGGTCCAATCACTTCTTCTGGCACGATCACACTGGCAGGTACGTTGGCCACGACCAACGGCGGTACAGGGCTCACAACTGTGGGTACTGATGGGCAAGTATTGACGGTTGTTTCTGGTGCTCCAGCATGGGAAGATGCTGTAACGGGCCTCCCCGACCAAACCGGGCATGCTGGTGAGTACTTGACGACCGACGGCACCAATCCAAGCTGGACAGCTACAGGCGCAGCGGCAGGTGGCGCTATCTACGTCAACAACACAACGGTATCAACCAACTACACTATCGCTACGGGGCAGAACGGATTTTCTGTTGGCCCTATGACTGTGGCGAGTGGGTATGCAGTGACGGTCTCTGACGGCCAGCGCTGGGTCATCATCTAAGGAGCACACATGAGTACGATTGCAGCAGGAACCACATCCGGCACGGCCCTTGTCAGCACAGGCGACACAACCGGCGCTCTGGTGCTCCAAACCAACGGCACAACCACAGCACTGACGCTGGGCACGGATCAATCCGCCACGCTGGCAGGAGCGTTGGTCTACTCAAAATCCGTTACCGAGGGTGTGTTTGCTCTAGGCACATCCGGCTCTATCGCTTTGAACCCTGCCAACGGCACGATTCAGACCTGCGCTCTGACGGGCAATCCCACCTTCACAGACTCATTGGCTGCGGGGCAGTCTTTGGCATTACGCCTCAACAACGGCGCGTCATACACCGTGACATGGCCGACAATGACATGGGTGACTTCGGGTGGTAATGCTGCACCAACGTTGACTGCTGCTGACACGCTGGTGTTCTGGAAGATCGGAACAACGCTGTACGGCGCATACGTTGGGAGCTTTGAATAATGCCCTCGTTCTTTAATTTACTCGCTGCTGCTGGGAACTCTGCTATGCCTAATACCGTCGCTCCAATGTTTATGATGGTGCCGAACTATGTCTATTCATCGACAGATGGAGGCAACACCATGGTGACCGACGTATTTACTGTTGCGCCAGATTGCTATTTTTTTCAAATAAACCAAGCCGCAAACTCTATAGATACATCACTTAATATTTTGACGGGGAGCTCAAATGGCGCTCCGGTAATTTCATTTGTGTATAGCACCGGGGGGACCTCTACCACCCCAGTAAATGCATATAACGACTCCAGTTTTGCCAATCAAAGTTTTTCTTACCTTGGTCGCCCTTGGTATGCAACTCTGGACGCAAGCACTACGTTCCCAGATGCAGTTGGGCCATTTAACGTTTCAAGCTACAGCTTCCTTAATCCGGCATCGGGCACCTCAAGTTTGCAGGGCCATTATCGACTGGGCAACGACGTTTACAACATTGCGGCATACGGAGATGGGGCACCCACAACCGGGATGATTGAAAAGCTGACTGGAGGTGTGCAGCAATACATGCGTCGCATTGCTGTCTCTGGAGTGTCTACTTCCATGCGGGGTTTATACCCGTTATCGGATGGCAGTTGTATTGTGTCTACAAACCGTGGCGTTCTGAAGCTCAGTACAACAGGAACTGTTGTTTGGACTATTGGCACTTTCTCCGGCGACAGCACGTTTTACGACCGTCAAGGCGCGGTAAGTCCGGACGAAGCCTATATATATACCGTAAACGGGAACACGCTTGTTCGCCTCACTACAGCAACGGGGGTGATAAACAGCTTTACCCTAATCCCCGCGAGCCTTAAAGCAACGGGAACATCCTTTACAAACAACCCACAATTTGCCCACCCTGTGGCGATAGACGGTAACGGAAATTTGTGGGCCACGACAAACGCAGGCGGCAGCACTGACACAATCGCTTGCTACCAACAAAACGGTACGTTTGTTCGCAAATACACTATTGCTCAAGAAGACGCTTACCGCGCCCGCATTCAATGTGTCGCAGCGGATGGTGACTACATTGTGATTGGTGGTTTAATTTCGCAAACAGATACGGTTGCACAGAATGCGTTTCTTGCAAAACTGGCTGTAGATGGTTCGACAGTGGGGTCTGGGTATGCGGCCCCTGCAAGTGGCTACGGTAGCGACAGATTTATTTCTGTCCTTACGTCCACTTCGGATTCCAATATCAGTTGGAGTACCACGACCTCTACCTCAGTGACACACACTTCAACCGCGATTACTTCGTACAGTATCCAATCATTGCTTGCTGCCGGGAAAGTTACACAAAATAACCCAACGCGCAAGAAGCAAGGCTTTACCCTGTAAGGACTCACCATGTACATCAAAACCACAAACGGACAGATCGACAAATTTCCATACACTGTCGGTCAACTGCGCCGTGATCACCCGAACGTTTCATTCCCCAAGCAAATCCCCGTGGAGGACTTGGCCGCATTCGGTGTCTACACGGTGGACGCTGTTGCGCCTCCAGCCTACGACTCACGCACCCAAAACCTTGAGCAAAACCAGCCAGTGCTGACTGATGGCAAGTGGGTGGTTGGCTGGGCAGTCATTGACAAGACCGCCGAAGAACTCGCGCAGCAGGACGCAGCGCAAGCAGCACAGGTCCGTGCAGACCGCAACACCCGCATCGCAGCAACAGACTGGACACAGGGCAAGGACATCCCGGACAATATCAGCAGTGCGTGGGCAGCGTACCGTCAGGCTTTGCGTGATGTTCCCAGCCAAGCAGGATTTCCTTGGACCGTTCAATGGCCCACCCAACCGGAGTAAGACATGGCAGTAACAGTACCATCAACAACATACGGCGGCACCGCTAGCAGCGCATCTTGGGCCGGTGCGGGGCCTTACACGCAGACAGTCTCGGTGTCTGGTGTTGCGTCCATCAACACTGTGATTTTGGATTTGAATTTATCCAGCGCCTTGTACGCCGATGTGCCAGACTTGCAGACAGCTTATGGCCTCGTTTACCGTGCGGTTCCGGGCACAAACTCAATTACGTTGTACGCGACCGACACGCCTGCGGTTTCTTTTGACTTTTACGTAACGGTGATTTGACATGGATGCACTCATCACGCGACGGGGCGGCGGCGGCGCTGTGTTACCCGTAGTTTCGTCTGTTAATTACGTTGTTGTAGCCGGAGGTGGTGGCGGTGGGCAATACGGCGGCGGGGGTGCTGGGGGCTATCTATCAGGCACTGCGTCTGTTACCGCTGGGACAGCATATACCGTGACTGTTGGTGCCGGTGGGGCCCGAGGAAGTAATATTGGAGTTTCTGGGAGCGCCAGCGTTTTTGACGCCATTTCTGCAACAGGCGGAGGGGGTGGGGGCGGATATGGCGGGGCCCCCCTTACAGGCGGGTCTGGTGGTGGTGGCGGAACTAACTCCGGTGGTGGTTCGCAGGCTGGAGCCGCAGGTGTTGCGGGGCAGGGCAACGCTGGAGGTGGCGGCTCCAGCTATCAAGGTGGTGGAGGCGGCGGAAAGTCCGGCAGTGGGACAAGTAGTTCTGGAACTTACGGCGGAAGGGGTGGCGCAGGGCAGAGTACAACAGCCCTAGGTGGCACCGTGTATTTTGCCGGTGGTGGTGGCGGTAAGGGGTCTGCCCCCGGAACGGGCGGGGTTGGCGGTGGCGGTAATGGTCGCTCTACTTACAACGGTGCAACCCAAAACGCTCAAAGCGGGGAGGCAAATACCGGTGGCGGGGGTGGTGGCCACTACAGTGCGGGATCAACGGGAGCTGGTGGCTCGGGAACAGTTTTTGTAACATACCCAGATACTTACGCCGATGCAGTCGCAACAACCGGCACAGTCTTGTACATTAAGCAAGGTGGATACAAGACATACCGCTTTATGTCCTCTGGAACAATCACTTGGTGACATGGGTAAAAAACAATTCTTTTTCATCGCCGGACTTCCGAGGTCTGGGTCAACTTTGCTGTCAAACATTTTGGGACAAAACCCGGAAATAAGAGCAGAGGGAAACTCTGCACTCGCCACTTTGATGTGGGAGTCTCAGGTTGCTTGCGATGTAAAAGGGGTTGAGCAGTTGATGGCTACTGGAAAGTTTCCATCGTTGAAAAACAGACTGCTGTCGGAACTCCCTTCAATATATTACGCAGAAGCGCAAGAGCCGATCATTTTTGACAAGTGCAGAAAATGGTGCTCACACGAGAATATGCAGGTCATAAAAAACCACATTACTCAAAAACCAAAAGTAATTGTGGTGGTTAGGCCAGTAGAAGAAATTGTGAAGTCGTTTGTAAATTTGCACAAATTAAATGGCAAGCCTTTTAATGTCAAAAACAATTTGATGGACAGGGATAAAAATCCAATTTTGGTTGAGTCAATACTCTCCGTGCGGGATGCGATAAACAATTGCGACGATGATTTTTTGTTTATCAAATATAGTGATCTGGTTGATGATGCAGAATCTGTGTTGAAAAAAATATACAAATTTTGTGAACTGGACTATTTCAACCACACGTTTACCAACATCGTTGACAGGTGCCTTGAAGACGACGCCGTGTACGGGCTGATTGGCATGCACAGCGTGAGGCAGTCAATTTCAAAAAAGTCTTACGACATTGAGCTTGACCAATGCACTTTGGACTTTTGTAACGAAGCCAACACCCTCATCAAAAAATCATTGGAGTAAAAATGGCACATTTTGCTGAACTGGATAGCAGCAACATTGTTTTGCGCGTTGTGGTTATTGCCAATCAAGACATAACTGACCCTAGCGGGGTCGAGTCTGAAGAGCTTGGAAAGCAGGTTTGCAAAAAACTTTTCGGCGGAAAATGGGTGCAGACAAGCTACACAGGTTCGATCC